CGAATTACGTTTAAAGTTAGCTCCTGATTTTTTCGTAGTAGTGTTTACCAATGCATTTGGCTTTTCTTGTTTCATTTCTGTAACCGTAGACTGCAACCCTTCTCGGAGGATTTCAGTTAATTCTTCTTTAATAACCTCTCGCACTGCTGATTTAAGTGCATTTACTAGTGTTTTTGAATCCATAAGTATTTGTTTTTATTATAAATATGTATAATGTTAATTTAAAGGACCTCCCCACTCAGTGTCTGATGGCTTAGGTCCATATGCTATATTATTCTGGGTATCTACATAAAAATCTCCAGATTTACCTAAATCATTTGGAGGGATACCTGCTTGTTTATAAACTTGACTTGGTGCTTCACGTAATGATTCTAACAAGTTTTGTTGTTGTTCAACTAATTTCCGTAAATTATCAGATCGTTGTATTAGATCCGCTTCTGATACATTTATTTCTCGATAAAATTCCGAAGGTAATAAATCATTGTAATCAAATCCAGCTGGAAAGTTTACTTGATCTGTATTATCCGTTATATTAGGAATAGTAATATCAATATCTTCATTACAAACAGAACCTAATTTAGATATTGCATTTTGTAAAGAAGGAACTAATGATTGTAGTTTTGATATGCTTTGTTCTGGAAGTGATTGTAATGGTATTATAGCTTGTATTGCATTTGCAATTAATTCATCCTGCAGTTGTTGGCTGATCTGTGCTATATATAATCCTGCAGTAGCAAAATTTGATAGTTGTATTACTGCAATTGCATTTTTTATAGCGCTTGCTGTTTGTATAACGGTAGCTACTAGTGATACAATTTCTTGTATTCTTGGTAAGTTATCTTGTATCTTTTGCAAATTATTTTGAATAATTCCTAATGTTTCTTTAACTGATTTAACGCGAGGATCATTGCAATCTATCCCTGCAGGTAGCTTTACGATATCTTGTATTGATTTTTTTATTTTTTCTAATGTATCATCTATTAAACGATTAAATTGTTGTTGAATAATATCAACACCTTGTGCTGGTAATTTTACTATTCGATCGAAGGGTGGTGTAACTGCCATATTAATATGTATTTTTGTTTATAAAATATGTTGAACTTAATAATTCTTGTAATTGTTTTTGAGCTTTCGTTGCATATGAAAGATTAATAAATGTTCCTGTTGATGTTCCGCAAACTATACCTGTTTGTAATTGATTTAAAATGTTTTGTAAAATACTAAGTAATACATCGCCATGAACCATACTCTCCGACGCATCTTCGCTACCTAATTTTATTTGACCGGTAGAGTTTAAAACTATGCCTAATGGAGAATCTATAACTGCTAAATCTGTTTTTGCCTTTATAATAACACGATCAGATATTCCAATTAATTGTGATCCTATATAATTAGACTCCAAACCACCAGGTGTTAAACATCCTGTTAATGAATTTGGAGACTCATTATTACCTAATATTATAGGAAGTTTTTGTGTGCTCGTTAAATACAGTGATGCTGCATCCTGATTAATGTCTTCAACTACAAATTCTTTGTTAGGTAAATTTTGTTGTCTGTTAGAAATTATAATAATTGGGGCTCCAGCAGTTTCACCTAACCACGTTGGTTGTTTATAGTAATATGATTCAGGTAATATTGAAATAGTTGAACCAAAACGTATACTTTGTCCGTTACGTCCTTGATAAACAGAATCACCTTCGAACAATTGTAACGGGGATGTTACATACTGATCATTAAATGTTTTTCCACTAGGTAAATTCTGAACGTCGGTAGAATCTAATTCACTATTAGAAAAAGACATACCAGTACCTTTATTATTGTTTATTCCGGATTGTAAATTAAGCGTAGTAACATAGTACCATGATTCTCGTTCATATGAAGTTGCATTTTGATAAGTATTATTTACAGATTTACAAGTTAAAATAATTTCTCCTACAACAGGCAGTTTTATACTATGCAAATCAATAGGCTTAACAGTGTATGGTTTTATTTTTGTATTGTTAGTAATAGATCTAACGCGCATAGAATATAAACCACCTGCAGCAATATTTTTACTGTAAGAATATGTAGAGTCCGTACTTAAAATTTCTGCAATATCAAACTGCACATTATCATGGAACATTGTTTATATCCTTGTTTATTTTGTTTTTTACGTCTTCTATCTTTTGTTTGATAATTTCTTCTTCCTGAGTCATTTTATCAATTTCAGTATCTAATTCTTCTGAAAACGTGTTTTGTGCAATCTGAAGTAGTTGTTGTTTTTCTGTATCACTTAACAGAGAATCTGCACCAGAAATAGTTTGTGTGGTTGATATATATCTTTGAACAATTGCAGTTAGTTTAACTAGATGATCATCATTTTTAATGGATACATCTAAAATATCTTTGATTAATGGCATAACAACGGTTGCATCTGAAGCATTTTTTATTAAAGGCTGAAGCGATGCAATAAGTTGATTCATTTGTCTATCTTTCTTTTTTGAATTGTGATAAACATCAGACATTAGGTCAGCAAAACTGGTTCCTTTGAATATTTCATCATTTTTATCCATGAGCCTATTCCTTTAATAATAAATATTAAAATGGCAATTTTATGAAATCTGTTTGTTCATATTCTTGAAATTTTTGCTGATATAAATTCTTTAGTACTTTGATAACTTTCGTAATGTTTGTAGTCGGATATCCAGTACGTTCTCTAATATAAATGTACAATGCTTTTTTATTAAAGTTTTCAATGTTTTCTCTTGTTTCGAATAAATGAAGTACCGAATCAGCTACATGTATATCTGTAGAATTATTAAATATATAGTTTAAATTATCATAACAATACTCAATAAACTCATCCATAAAATATTCTAGAGTTTCTTGCATTTCATCATTATGCATTTCTGTTTGCACATTTCGCTGTTCGTCAATATTAAGTGGTTCGGTATTTTGTTTTACTTTAACATATGCCTTTTGATTTTCTGCAATTAAGTAATTAAATGACGTTCTTGTATAGTATGAATACGACTTCCCGGAGTCTGGATTGAATTTATCTAAACGTGCAGTTAAATATGTTACTAAATCAGATTGTAAATCTAAGAATGTGGAATCAATATAAGTTGGCTTAACTTTGTTGATTAAATTTTCTGCAAGTTTCATAAAAGCAGGAAAAATAAATCTTCTATATATTTTTTCTCGCTGCGCAATTGACTCTGATTGATTGTATGCACAAATTGCTATGTCTTGTATTTTAGTATAATACGAATTACTTTTTTTCTTCTTCCGTGGCATCGAATTCCTCTTTAAGTTCTTCTATAACAGTTGATAATAATTCAAATGTTGTTCCCGCTTCATCATCTTTTTCAAATGCTCCTAATCGATCGATACGTTTCATGGCTTCATGTGTTTGAAGTATGCGATCATACATGTATACATTGGTAGAAGCAACTTGTTTATAATACTCTTCTGAATCTGCTAGCAATCCAGCTAACACGTAAGCTCGGTAAGCAAAGTATCCTGTAGCACTTAGAAATACTAGGGATGTTATTGATAAAAATATTGTCATGATTATTCGTTGAATGATTTAAAAATATCACTGATAGATTGTTCCATTGTTGGATTGTTTTCTGCTAAGTTTTTCAATCCATTGCTTTTAGTGATTCGAGACTTTTCTGACACTGCAACTGGTGTTTGTGCTTTACCGTTTCTCCATCGCTCGAACTCTATTTGAGCTGCCATATGATCTGCATGATGCAGCAACACCGGCAAATTGGTTTTCAATTTAGCTTGAGCACTTCTTGCAACAAAATACGGTTTATTTGCATCATCGTACATTCCGTCATGTATTTTTATGGCTTGATACTCTGTCCAAGACATTTTAACATTGTACTCTTGTAGCAGCCAAATAGATAGATCCGGTACCATTGTGAACGGAATGTTTTCATTGTGTTTGTACATTCGTCCTACATTCTTGCGATGCCAATCCGATGTTTCTACCTGATACACTTCGTTGCCTTCTCCTGGGAATCCTACTTTACCTAAGTCATGATGCATTGCAGCAAACATTAATTCTTCGGTAGTATAACCAGACATATCTGCTCCACTAACTGTCCATGTATTATGTAGAGTTAATGCACAATCCATTACTCGGAGCACATGGTCTACATATCCGCCAGCAAATGCATTATGATAATGTGCAATACTAGATGCTGGCATCATGATCATTCGAT